CTAGATCTTGTAGTTGTTACTTCTGCTGCAGCCTCTGGCTTAAGGTTTAAAACCTCATCGCCACCATCTCTTTGTGGCATATCAAGAATAACTCGTGCCTCATTTGGAGTCATGATCTGATTCTTTACATATCGCTCCAATATCTGAGACTGTGCAATTTCGTCAGTTAGTGTTAGTTCATTAAACACAAACTCAACGATGTCTGTCTTTTCACGAATAATCTTGTTAATCATTTTTTCTAGTTGTCTTTGTGCTGGCCTAGCAACCTGCTCTTTGAAGGTGCGATCCTGTGCCAACGCTGCTGCTATGGAGGCAGAATCACCACCGCCCAATTTTGAAAGAGGAACTTGGTGTGCTACAAGAATATCATCACGATTTTGCTTACGATACTCTTTAAATGATCCATCCTGTATTCCATCTTCAATTGGCTCCATTTTAAATTCTACTTTGTTGCTTTCTGTATCTCCTGGTAGAGGAATATAAAGAGTTCTATGTGACTGTCCCTTGAGATTTGTTTGTAAGAATCTAAACATCTTGTCTTCTGCATCGCCTGAAAGTTTCGCACCCTTTAGTGTTACAACATATCTTGGAACTGCCTTGTTTGCAAAGTAGTCAATGTTGTACTGAGAAGCAAGAGAGTCTCCGTGTAATGAGTTAATTGCTGACATAATATCTGGCACTCCGTAGAATGTATTAAGAGGCGAGTATTGCTTAAAGTGAATTATCTCATTTGGACGTGAATCTGTTGTTAGTGGGTTAGGATTTCTTGCTCCAAAGTTACGGAAGTAAACAATCTTATTTCCAATAATTTGTACGTATCCATCCTTTAGTCTTCTTACTCGCATTGTAGTTGCTGGAATATGACCTACATATCCGATTTCTCCACGAGTAGTTCTTCCTATTTCTAGATAACCATTTCCAGTTGACTGAAGATCTGTATAAACCTTTTCCATAGTTGCGGTAAATGAGTCATCATCATTAAGAGACTCTAGCCAGTCACGCAGTTCTATCTTAGTTCTTTCAATTCTCTTTCTTGCTTTTTGTGTTGCGCTATTGTCTTCAGAAGCCTCTAAGCGCAGCATTGTTCTAGCAGAAACCTTAAACTCATACCCCAAACCAACAATGTTTTCTACCTTTGCATCAATTGCTGCGTGGTTGGCAAAAGATGTATCGTAGTAATTTGCCAATTCATAAAGATTCCAGGGTGGTGTAATAACATCAAACATTCCATAGCCGTTTACATATACTAGGCCTGGATTAATTTCTTTTGATTGTGCTCCATCAATACCGCTTTTTCCTGCCAACGCTGCAGTTGTGTATTGTTGTGTTGGTTGTAATGCTTTTGTAGATAGCCTACTAGTTCTTCTCTTAAAGTTTGAATCTAGCCCGTCTAGCGTTTTTAGTGTATCCCAGTTATTAGCAAATGGATCGGATTTTGCAAACGGTTCTTCTTTTTTTATAGCATCATCAATTTTTGCACTAATTGTATATTCTTCCATTTTAGTCCTCGTCTCCGTACTTAGCAATTGTATCCTTTGCTGCCTGAACTGCTCCCAAGTCGTTAAGAGAAGGAATAAGTCCTGATTTCATTCTGTCAACTTGCTCTGAATACTCTTCTTCTGACACCCTAGTAAGTCCTGGAACAAAAATTGCTTGTCCATCTCCAGGATCTCCATAGTGCATTGCAGCCTTTTTTAATTCAGCAATTCTAGAAATATCTCCTTTTTCAGAAGGAATATTTAACACTGACCCATTGCCATCTGTAAACCACTTACCATTTGCCTTTTTATAGACATATAGCCCCCAGTTATAATGCTTATCAATGACTTTGCGTCTTACATTTTGTACAATTGGCTTACCAGTTTTTGGGTTTATTAGTGAATCCATGACATCAAGTATACCATATTAAACTGGATCAATAACAAATTTGTCCCAGTTTACGTCAGTATACAAGGAATAGCCATAGTCTTTAAAGGTTACTGGAGCATCGTCATTTACAATAATTTTATTTGTTCCTGTGTAACTCTTATAAACCTCTGATGGGTTTACCCCATAATAACTTGTTTCTGACAAAACAAGAACTTTGTTCCAATTAAATGCTGGAGCATTCCAGAATTCCCAATCAAGGGGAGGGTTATAAGAATCTAAGACCTTAACCCTGAACCATGGCCTTTCTGATGTGTTCTGAACCTCTTGCAGGTTAGTTGATTGATAATAAGAAATACTATTAAATAGCAAAGGTCCAGTTAACCTTATGGCCCCTTCGAAAGAAGAAAATATCAAACTATCTGCAAAATTAATACCTAAAAATCCCCACTCCTGAAGAGTTATAACTGGCTCTTTTACAATTTTGCCATTCCAATAAAACCCAATGCCATCTTGAACTAGACCAGTCTTTGCGTCTATAGCATATATCTTTGCTCTTCTTCCATCTGGATCATTAGCAACCATATAAAACTTTAAATATGCTGTCTTACTTTCTATTTCAAATATCTGTGTTGGTGCATATGGAAAATAATCTCCATCAAATCTAACTGCCATTTGCATTGCAATTGCTTTAAAATCATTTGCTCTGCTAGGATTAACTGGAATTAAAAGACCCCTATTTATTAAAGGGTCATACTTTCCTTTAACTTGTACACCGCTTGTTTTAGTTAAATATAAATAAGATGATGACCCACTATATATTGAAAATGGATTTTGTTTTTTAAAGTCATAATATACTCCTGATTTTGTATAAGGATAAATTGGAGTTCCGAATCTTGTCCCTATTGGACTTGCATCTGATTCATTAAGGGCTTGAGATGCATAAGAAAGTTTTTTAATATTAATATTGTTTGTATCCGAATCTTTAACATTTATATCAATATGAGTAACAATAGAAAGGTCATTGAAGTCGACACCTGAAGGTGGATAGATTATCATATTATCTACAACTTCATATTTTGTTGTCATCCAGTCTGGACCTGGAACCAAAAATCCATCTCTAGAAGGTCTCTCTATTTTTGTAAAATAAAATGGAGTCTGATTTGCTCCTAATTCTGTGTATTGAAAAGTTACATAACTCTTAACAATTGCCCCGTCTGTGTCATATCTATAGTCTTTTGCTATTTTGTTTTTTAAATCTTCGTAATCGTTATACCCAGTAAACAAATAGTTGTCAAGTGACTCGTATGTTCTTTGAACTGGTAAACCGTACTCACTTGCGAGTTCTGCATATGTCCAACTAACTGGATCAGTTTCTATTGCAATTGTTTTTGATGGTATAGGATAGTCAATATTGAACTGTATAAAGTCAAGATCAAAATATTGATCTCCTCTTTTGTCAAGAACAGATTCAGCAAAGTATGTTAATGGTATTTGATCTTCCCAATATGCGTTTGCAGACACAGACAATTTATAAGTATCAAAAACTTTGTTTGGAACAAGAGTATAACTGGCAACGTGATCAATGAGTGCATCTTCTTCGTCAACAAAAACTCCTCCGCCAGAAATACCTCCATTAACAGTGCCTGTTGTTCCTCCATATGGTGGCATTGACGTTGTGTCTATTCCACCATCTATATTGATTAATTGATTATTTTGATATACGGCAAATAAGTCTTCATTCCATATTGGAACACCTAGTTCATTAAACAATCCCCTGATTTTTTGAAAATTATACTTTGTGCAAAATCCAACTTTATAAATTTTACCAGTGAAGGTTGATGTTCCATCTTTCTTGCCACCAACGTATAATCTTAAATCAGATAAAGATCCAAAAAACTCTGATGCTTTGTCTCCAAACCGTGCAACAAAGGCTGGGATATTTAGTCCAGCGTCTACTAACTCTCCTGGTTCAGCAACCAAAGGAGAGTATAAAGTTTGTAAAGTTCCATTAGAGTTTATTGAATATGATATTTGGTTATTATTTAACTCTATTGCAAAATAACTGGTACTGTTTTCTTTTTCAATTCTAAATAATGTTTGTGTCTGGGGCGATGATTGAGGAAGTCTAAAACACCCGTAAAAAGCAGATGTTGATCCTTTTAATAAGTCAAAGTTTTCAAACAATATGTGACCAGACACACTGTTCCACGACGAATTTGGCCTAAATGAAAAAAAGTTTTTTGAGTCTGAAGACTGCGCTATATTGCAATCCGAGAACAACTCATCTTCTGTTTTTGAAGATAATAAAATTTGTGGCAGTGGATTTTTTGAAACAGATAGCCCTTTATTTTGTATTAAAGTGTTGTCATTGAATGCTTGTTTCCAAGATCCTATTTTAGGATACTGATAATTAGCAGAATAGTTTGCAAAAGCATAATCAATAAATACAGAGGTTCCGCTATAAGATGTGTTAATGTTTTCTGGTATTTCAACTCCCTGTCCAAATACAAACTTTCGTTTTGTAACGGCAGTTGGAACAACATACGGATAAATTGCAACACAATCTATATCAATTGGGAATATATCTTCGTGTGCATAAAACCCTATCCAGTCTTGATCTTTTTCATTTATAAGCATTTTAGGTAATTCTAGCGAGGCTGGATCATAATCAAATGATATAACCTCTTGTCCATTAATTACAAGAGATGCAGTATCTTTTCCAAGTCTCAAGTGCACAAGCATTGGCCTTGTCCACTCACCTACATAGTATGTACTATAAAAATTTCCTATTTTTAATCCAATAGATGGACCATCAACATATATTCCATCACTAGATGCAATAGGCCCAATAATTCTTTTTCTATCATTTGAGTATGAATTAACTCTGAGCCAAGTCTCTAAAGTATACTGTTTAAATTGTCCAGACTCATTTAAAAATCCTAATCCAGGGACTATTAGTGATGGGTTTGTTCCATTAGGATATAGAGTTGTTAAATTAGATGTTCCATATACTATTGGAATCCCTAAATTTTTTGCTTTAAGCATATTGTCAGAAATCAAATAGTATGCATCAAGTTCTTGCAGCCCGTAGCATTTTGCAATAACTGCCTTTTGTGGAGCAATAGAGATTTTAGAGGGTATGTCTATTGGGTTAACGCCAAGAGATGTCGATGCAAACTCTTCTGACCACTGACCAAAACTTATTCCATTTACTAAAAACGTATCTTCTGTTTCTGATCCACCAATAAAATTAATTTTAAAAACTAACTGTATTTTTGAATCATCAGGAGGAGTATCAAAAGTTTCTGAGATAAAAACCCAACTATTGTTAATAACCGTATCATAGTTTTTTAAATGTCTTACAATTTGTCCACTAGTGTTATCTTCGTATTGATACCCAATTTCAAAACCAACAACATAAGAACTTTCAGAATAGAAGTATCCTCCAACAGAAAATGTTTTTAGATATTCGTTAAGATCCTTTAAATCCATAATCTCGCTACTTATAGCAATAATAGATGCATATTCACTATTTGTTGGGGTCGCTGTGATTTTTCCGACATAACTATTTATAAATGGTTCGTCTGTTGAGTTTATATGGTCTTGATATGTACCGCCAGTAATCGTCCAATTTGAAAGATTTCTCTGGGACTCAGAAATCAAAGAAACATAGTCTGCACCATCATCTAGTGCCCATAGGCCAGTTGGATGCTCTGAAAAGGCTTTCTCAGCGTATAGGTTTGATGGAGTAGACATTATGAGTCTATTTTATCATACTATGCGTGTAAACCACCGTGGTGATGTATACCGAACCCCATCAGTTATTGGCTTAACTCCATGAACAAAATCTGGTGTATCTGGAAAACACACAAGATCTCCAGCATTTGGTTTGATGTGAATATCGTAGTCTGGAAAATATATCTCTCCACCCAAATAGTCGTCATTTAAATATATTAGTGTTGCTATATCGTTTGGCTTAGTAGAATCAAAATGCTCATGCATACCCATACCTTTAGAAAATCTAGCAATGTGCGTTTTAGAACTATCATAATCATTAAAGGGGCCGAGATAGTTATCTCTTACAAACTTTAGGGTCATTTGACCATAGAAGTTTAAAAGGCTTTGAATATCCGAATTTTCAAATTTTGCATGAAATGTAAACTCTTTTTCACCATTCCCAAACTCTGTAAAAGACAAATCTACAGACTTAGCATACTCAGAAATAACTGCTGCATCTTTTAAATTCATGAATCCTTTTACAATCTTAATCTGATCACTCATAAAAACCTTTTATCTCCCAATTATCCCAGTCAACCTCTTCATAAGAAGCCCTGTTCTCCATCCAGTGCTGCCCTTTTATTCCCATCCAGGCTTCTGAAATAAACAATTCTCCCGAAATAATTTCAGTTATCCCGTGATTATTTTCAAATGTGTCTTTAAAATATACTAAATCTCCAGGCTCTGGTCTAATAGACTTTCCCAATTCAGAGAAAACAATATCTCCTCCAGATTCTGCATTTTGCCAAACTATAAAAGAATAGTAGGTTCCTCTTGGTTTTGTCTTTTCGTTGTTATGTGGTTCTGCGTATGCCCCTTTTCTGTATCTTGCTATATAGTGCTTAGAGAACATCGCAGGATGATACAATTCTTCATTTTCAGATTGAACTATATCATAGTAGCCTTTTGAGTATTTTGAAAAAACATTCAGAACATTTTCTGGCATTTCTCCACGTGTATGAATATCAAACTTTGTTCCTTCATCTTTAAATAATGAATCATGCAAGGCTACATGATCCTCTTTTGTATTAAACTTTATAGTTTTAATATAGTTCTGAACAATTTCTAAGTCTTCCTTTTGTATAAACCCTTTTACTATTTTCATTATTTTCCAATCTTTATTTCACAGTAGTCTGTCGTGCAATACATTTCTCCCTGAGCCTCAAGGTTTTCTGCTCCATCGTAAATGGCAGAAAAATCAATGTGCTTCAACTTGCCAATATACGACTCATACTCTTCTTCGGTAATCTGAGTATATGGCTGTTGTGGATAAACAGTATTTCCCATTGGTAGGAATGAGACTGCCTTTAATTGTCCCTCGTACATATGCAGTGCTGGGACAACATGCTTTGACTCTGTTTCCTTATCAAATGAAAGTGTTACAGAAACACCATTATCAGACCAGTACTTCTGAGCAGTTGCAGCAAGAGCAATCTTCTCAAACAATGTAACATCTTTTTCAGATCGTGGATGACCTGACTTAATTGGGAAGTATACAACTGATGTATTTGCTGATACTACATCGTCTTCAATTGTGTACCCCGCTGCTTTGAACAAGTGCATCATTGGATCTGTGTTTCCAAAACGAACTGCACGGAGGAAGAAGTTTCCTCCAGGTCCCCAGTGAACTCCAGGAGTTGCACCAGAAAGAATTGATACAGAGCCTGACGGTTTAACTGTTGTTACACGAATTGACTCACGAACACATAGCCATTCTGAATATGAGTGATCATATTTACGAATTGTTGTGTAGCCTTCATCCATCCATTCACGAACCGTTGGCAAACCTTTTTGATCAGCAAATGATGCAATACCAGTAAGCGATGTACCAATACGGCGATTGCGCTGCATGATACCGTTAGTCTGTTGCCAATGTGTTGGAACAAGTGTAACAGTCTTTCCATAAAGATATGCAAACTTCAGGGTACGCAGGAAGTCCTCCTTAGATTCATGACGATTCAAGTGCACTTCTACAAGTGTACATAGTTCGTATGATTCCAATGGCTGCTCCGCACATGGGTTAAATCCCATCACACGATAGTCTTTACCATCTGGTGCATCCTTTAGCCTGCCATAATTACGAGCAACATCAAGCCAAATAAAGCCTGGCTCTCCGTTTTCTGTAATCAAATCTACATAGTCTTCATACTTAGTTCCTACCTCTGCTGAGATAGAGTTGTTAGACATCCAGGCCCAGCCTGGATTTTCTGGATCAAACGAATTTCGTTCTGGGAAAACTTCAGAGTTTTTCAAATTCATAAACGCTTCATCTCCAGCACTACCCAAAGCGAGTGTTGCAGAGCGTCTAACATTTCCAGAAACAACACATGTTCCTATTAGATTTACTAGGTCCACAATGGCACGAGAATCTAGTGTTTCTCCCGCTCTGGAGCCTATTACACGGTCAATCTGCTCGTGCAACCTAATAAGAGGTGCGGGACCAGATGCAACGCCTCCAAAGCCCTTTATAGGGGCTCCTAGGGGCCTAATTAGGTCATAGTTAAACTTCTGTATATTTTGATTAGGTCTGAGATAT